GTTTAGAGACGCATCTATGGCTATGGATAATCCAGTTCCGTTGTATACTGGCGACAAATTTATCGAGTTACCTGGCGGCTACAACGACGATGGGTTTGTAGTTGTCAAACAGGATCAGCCTCTACCGCTGACAATTCTGTCTATCTATCCTCGATTGCAGACGTTTGATAGGTAAATCATGGCAGAAGCAGCACTCATAGCAGCAACAGCAGGAAGCTCACTTCTTAGCGCTCGCTCTGCTTTGCAGCAAGGCGCAACACAAGCGGCTGCCGGTCGTTTTAACCAGCAGATGGCAGAGCGCAATGCCAAGGTATTGGAGCGTCAGCAGGATCAAATTGATCGGTCGACAGCTCTCGACATTGCAAGATTTAGAAAAAACTTTGATCGCTTGCAAGGTGCTGCGTCTCAGGCATTTAGATACAACGGATGGGTTGCATCAGGTGGAACACCACTACAGGTTTTATTAGCTAACGCATCAGAAGCAGATGAAGAAATAGCATTGACGCGTTATAACGCAGAGGTTGGTAAGCAGCAGCTTCAAGAAGAAGCTCTCAATATGCGACTACAAGGAAGACTTCAGCGCATGTATGGTCAAGCAGCTCGACGCGCTGGTTACATGCAGGCGGCTACGTCATTGCTTCAAGGTGCTGCTCAAGGATCTAGCTTGCTACAAAACCAGCCTACACCGCCCACAGCAGCGTCGGCTTATTCTTCGGTGGAGAGCGCTGCTCCCACATTTAAGGGTCCAACAGGAATACCGTTTGGCCCAGCTGAAGGCTATACCGGAGGTTAATTTATGAAGGTGCCAACGTATCAAGCATCTACACGGTTGACGCCAGAAACAGGCGCAGGACAGTTGCGTGTTCAGGCAAGTGGTCAAGCATTGGCTGCGCCGTTCAGAGCACAAGCTCAGTTTGCATCAGCAGCCAATAGAATTGCTACTGACTATATCGCTCAGGAACAAGAGAACCGCAGAAATCAAATTATTAACGATGCGTTAATTACATCGGCAATGTCATTACAGGATACGACCAGTACCGCCATGTCTCAGCAATCTCCTGACGACATGGTAAGTGTTTTTGATAATGGCGTTCAGCAAATACAAGACCGTCTTACTGGAATCGATGACAGAACGATGAGCGAGCTAGGACCGCGCCTAAGCCAGCAGATCGCGTCTGCTCGGCTCAACGTCATCAAGATGGCGAGAAACAGATCCATTGAAGTCCAAAAGGCAACCGCACTAGAGCTGGTTGATACGCTACAGATACAGATGGCTTCGGGTAATAGTGTGCAGCAGATGCAGGCATCCGATTTACTGTTTGGCGCATACGATCAAGACGGTCAGCTGATTCGTCCTGGCGTCATCGAACAAGGTTTGCAGTCTGGTTTGTTTACGGGAGATGAGGCAGCAGCTCTTCGCAAAGATTCAGAAAGCACAATCCCAGAGCTTGTGGCTAGAAATCAATTTGCAACAGCAGATCAGAACAGCGATCCAGAGGGGGCTGCAGATGTTGTCGCAAAACTAAGAGACCCTAAAGAATTTGTAGGCTTGGATAGCGAGCAGCGAACCAAACTTATCGAGCAAGGTGTCGATCTTGAGCAACAGCTGATTAGTAGGATTGGCCGAGTACAAGACAAGAAAGATAGAGATGGTGATCTTGCTATTAAAAAGACGCAGGACAGCACTTACTCTAATATGCTGACCCGGATATTCGATGAAGATCCAGATGACCAGCCAGGTCTATTAGAAATCAACACAGCGCTTGGAGCTGCGGAGCTGCGCCCTACACAAGCAGAAGCGCTTCGCAATATTGTCAATGATCTCGACGCACCCAGAAGAGACCCTACTGTGATATCTAGCATATTCAGTGATATCAGTGCCGCAGAAACTTCGGCAGAGATAGACGATATTGTTGGCAGAATATCTCAGAACATGGGCAAGGATGGCTCAATTCCTCTTAACGATGCGATGTCCTTGTTGCGTTTTGCAGATCAAGCTAAAGAAAACACACCTCTTCAGCGAGAGATTAGAAAGTATGAGTCATTCCTAAAGACGTATACAGGCGGTCCAGCTGATAGCTTCTTGCCGGTAGATCAACGTCAGCGACAAGCAGATGCGCTAGAAACCTACTATCGACTGACCAGCGATCCAGCTCAACCACTGCCACCCAAAGAGGCTTACGATCTGATTTCTGCTCAGTACGATCAAGTAAAACAGGAAACCTTTGGCTTTGTTGGGCTTTCTCCGAATGTAAGAAAAGCGGTGGGCTTTGAAAAAGCTGTTAGTGATTACTCACCGGAAGACTTTGAAACAGCTAGAGCATTTGTACGTCAAGAGCAAGGAATGTCAGAGCTCCAGAAGGCTATTGAGTTTGAGACATTGGATCTTCTTAAAACGGAGGTTGAAAGAACTCAAAGAAATCTAATGACTGCGGAAGAGCTTGCAGATTTAGAAAAGAAAATAGGGACGCCTCAATAATGGACCCATTAGAGCATTACTCAGAAACTAGAGCGCAGCAACGTCTGACGCAGGGCGCATATTCTGACTACCTCAATAAAAATAGCGAGGTGCCCTTGAATGCGGAATACATCATTAACAACGATGTACAAGACATACCGTTTACTGCTGCGCTAGGAGAAGATGAGCTTGTTACCGACGAATCATGGATGGCAGCAAGCAAAACTGTTTACGAAGCATTCAAACCTGATGAGCCTCTTCCTGATGACCAAACTTATGGGCAATGGGGCGTGGAGTTCATGGGTGACTTTAATTACAACTTAACTCGCATGGGGCTTAGAGCAAGCGCTCTCGAAGAGAAAGACGATCAGACCAAGTGGGCATTTTATCATTTGATGAATGAATACGATCGGCTGCCGGTGTCATGGCGAGGCACTCAGAGATTCTTTAAGGGCGTTGTTCAAGATCCAACAACGTATGTCGGGTTGGGCGCGTTGGGCGTGGGATTGCTTGGAAGGGCGGCTGTTAAACAGACGACTAAAGAAGGCATGAAGCGAGCTATCACCGCAGGGTTTTCGAATACCGCTATCGCTGCTTACGAAGGCGCTGGATACACTGGATTGGATAACTATTTTCGGCAGAAGGTAGCGGTTGAAGCTGAAGTACAGCCAGAGATCAGAAAAGGCGAAGTAGCAACATCTGCAGCTATTGGCGCTACAGTAGCAGGCACAGGCGCATATCTCATCTCTCGGGCTGGCGATGTGGGCAAGTTCTTCCGCAATAGAGCTGAGCGTAAAGAGCTATCAGACTTCCAAGCTAAAATTGAAGCAGAAGCACCGATTGAAGAGATAGAGGCGCATCCTGCGTTAGCTAGGGCTACTCAGCGAATGATGGAAATCCCTGAGACTACAACCATGCAAGGTTATGGAACGCCCGAGTTTGCTAATAACCGACAGTTTAAATTTGGAGATGAGTCAATTACAGGTTATTATCAAGCAGTTCCTAGGCTGTATAACGACGCACTCACCCTTGCTTATAGAGATGAGGGCGTATCTGTTCCTGATGTGCCAGTAGAAAGCAACAATGTTGCCTACGTTGTCACAGGGCCGCCCGCTGCTGGTAAAAGCTCTATAGCTAACAAGATTGCTATCGATAAGAAGTTAGCGATCTTAGATCCTGATGAAGCAAAGGCAATCATTCCCGAGTATGAAGGCGGTGTTGGCGCTAACGCTGTGCATAGCGAAAGCAAGAACATCACAGAGGCAGTTGAAGAAGTAGCATTCCAAAATAACGCGAATGTCCTATTTCCAACTGTTGGACACGATCCCAATAAACTCCGAGGAAAGATCGCTGATCTTAAACAGAGAGGCTATACGGTTTATCTGGTAGACGTTACGCTTCCGCTTGAGGAAACCAAGCGTCGGGCGTACAGCCGTTTTGCAAGGACAGGAAGATTAGTACCTACTTCATATATTGATGAAGTGGGTGAAAAACCGTCTCAAACATATTTGACATTGAAAGAAGAGGGAGTCGCGGATGGATACGCGCAAATCGACAACTCGCCCCCGAAAGGCGAAGCAAGAAAAATCATCGAAGACAGCGGTGACGTCATACCTGGATCTATTAGATAAGGGTGAACAGTCAGCTGCCGAGTTTAGAAAGTTAGATTGGTTTGACGATCTAGTAAAGCAGTCAGTTGAAGCAGTACGAAAGGCTTAAATTATGATAGATCCCAAGACAGGAGAAGAGCTACCAAAGGGTGGATTGCCACAGACTGTCATGGGCGAGCCACTTGAAGACATTAGCTTTACAAACTTTGATACAGATACGTTACCACCAAGCGAGCTGGATGTTATCGATCCTATATTCTCGCCTGATGACGAATACATAAAGGTAGCAAGCCTTGGTTTGTTAAGTAGAGGTGCGGCAAAACTCCTCAGTCCGCGCAACGATATCTTTGCAAAAGCAGAGAAACGCAAAGAAGAAATTATCCAAGAGCGTCAACAGCAACTCGAAGAGATTGAGAAGCCCGAAACTACACAACAGGCTGAAGTTGCACAAGCCGAAATGGGTGAAATTAACCCAGAGATAGGCCGCATTGATCCTATTCCTGACCCCGCTACAAGCGACAATGTTGCGAATGTAGAAGTACCGCCCGACTATCAGCAGCGATTAAACGAAAACTATAATCGCATGACTAATGAAGAGTTCATTGCTGAAATGAACCGCACAGGTGTAATCGATGAAGATGGCCTGCTGTCAGACTTCAGGGCCGTAGGCGCAGCAGGCGATGCAAAGATACCTGATGAAGAAAGAACATTATCAACGATTGAGGCGATCAGTAAGGCGTACTCAGGACAGATTGATGAAGCTAAGCGTGGAGAGATTACGCTAGAGGAAACTCGAAAGACAGCGGACCTTCTGGGCGTTACTCCTAACCGACTATCCAAGCTAATACTTGGTCGGCAACGAGGCGGCGTTATTGTTGATGCAGCTAATGGCATGGGCCTTGCAGAAACAATGGTTGCAGCCAGAACCCTGCTTGTGCAAGAAATCAAAGTGCTCGATAGCCTAGGCTCAAAAGCAGAGTTTGGTGGAGAGTCTGAAGCCCTAGCTTTCCGTCAACAGATGGAGTATGTCGCGCAGCTGCAAGCGCAGATTAAAGGATCGCAAACAGAAATTGCTAGGGCGCTAGGATCATTCCGCATTCCAGTGCGCGAAGGCGAAGGCGCTACTGAAGCTATACGTATGCGTGATACCGCTGCAATCCTTGAGGAATATGGCGGCACTGACGACATTAGAGATATGGCTCGTGCTTATAACCAAGCAAGCTCCATCGAAGAGCGCGCCGGTATTGCAAGAGCTGCGGGTAAGTTCAAGCGCTTTACCGATGCTTTCTATGAGGCATGGATTAACATGCTACTTAGTAACCCAGTAACACACACAAAAAACATTGCGGGCGCAATGCTTGTTATTGGAGCACATGGTTTTGAGACAGCGGGTGCTGTTGCAGTTGGAAAGCTGCGTAATCAGTTTACCGGCGGAGAAGATGTTACTTATGCTGGTCAGTTAAACGCCCAGATGTTTGGCATGATGATGTCAATGCGAGAAGCGTTTGGTATGGCTGGTCGTGCATTTATGACCGGCGAAAATCCAATGCCAGGCACGAAGATAGACGGGGCTGCTGGTCGTAGGCCGCCAGGATCGTTTAGCGCAGAGGGCTTACAGGCTCAAGGCGTATTAGGAACTACAGCTGACGTTCTTGGTAATATTATGACGTTAGGGCGTGTACCTACTAGGGCGCTTGAGTTTGAGGATTCTTTCTTCAAGGTTGTGGCTCACAGGCAGGCACTCTATGAGGAAGCCTATCGATCAGGCATGACTAAAGGTTATCGGGGCGATCGTCTAGCAGACCACATTGCAAACTTTTTAGTTGACCCACCTGCTACCGCTATTGAGAAAGCAGAAGGTCATGCGCGATATGTAACGCTACAGACTAAGCTCGATGAGACGGGAAGAAATCTCAGTAAAGTAAGGCGAATACCTGGTTTGCGTTATTTCGTGCCATTCTTCAATACGCCATACAACTCCTTCAAATACGCATTCGTCGATAGGACTCCGATAGGTTTGTTCTTTGGTGAAAGCAAAAAGATCATCGAACGCGGTCGATCACCAGGCGCTACGAGAGCTGATGTTGCAGCAGCTAATCTTGCTTATTCTCGTATCACTATGGGCAGCGGTATTGCTGCAATGGTTGCCATGTATGCCGCAGAAGGACTGATTACTGGAGGCGGTCCAGCAGATCCAGAAATCAGGAATGCGATGCTACGTCGTGGCTGGCAACCCTACAGCATTAAGGTGGGCGATCAATATTACAGCTACGCGGGCGGAGAACCGATTACTTCAACCATTGGCTTGGCTGCTGATGCAGCTGACGTTCTTATGCGTGGCGATGTTGATCCGACAAAAGCGGAAGAAGTTACGGCTGCGCTAACGGCTGCTATGTCTAATCAGCTCACCAACAAAACCTTTATGCAGGGTTTTGCCACATTGGTATCAGTGCTTGATGATCCTCAGCGATATGCAGGTACGGCTCAGGATCGTTTGGTTGCATCTCTTGTGCCTAGAATTGTATCTCAAGGGGAGCGGCTGGTCGATCCTATCCAAAGAGAAACTAGAAGTCGGATTGACGTTCTTAGAGCGCAGATACCTGGATTGAGCGAAACATTGCCACCCCGTAGAAACCTATGGGGCCAGCCTATTGCTATCGGTGGGGCGTTGGGGCCAGACATAGTGTCCCCTATCTACATGTCAGAAGACGGGCCTGGCGAAACAAAAAATGAAATCGCCGAAACGATGGGAATCAAGAACTACAATCAGCGAGCATACAAGCTCGACCAAGAGTTTTTGGATTTGCGTTGGGGTCCAGGCAAACATCCCGATGCTTTAAGCGGAGAGCTGGGATTTACTGCGGAAGAGCAAAGCAGGTATCATCAGTATGCTGGTATCCGCACAATGCAAAACATGGAAAGGCTTGTCAAAAACAAGCAATACCAAGACCTCAAGCGCGGTGCTATGTCAGACGTTTCGGGAAGCTCTTTAGCTAGAGATAGGGCTATCGATATGTTGCGTCGAGCTGTAACAGAGGCAAGAGAACAGGCTCGTGCTGATATATTGCAAGACCCAGAGTTTGGTAGAGATTTGCGTGTACGAATACAGCAATTAAATCGTGTTCGTCGCCAACAAGGAATTATGCTTAGAGAGGCAACACAATGACAGTATCCAGCAGCACTAGCTCTGTTAGCTACTCCGGCAACGGCAGCACTACCGTATTTGCGTATACGTTTAAGATCTTTGAAGACAGCGATCTTGTTGTGGTAGAAAAGAACGTAAACACAGGCGTAGAAACAACCAAGACGCTTACTACTGACTACACCGTATCGGGCGCAGGCAATGACTCAGGCGGCAACGTCACCTTTGTAACTGCTCCAGCATCAGGCATTACTGTCACTATCAGCAGAAGCCTACCGCTAACGCAAGAGACCAACTACGTAGAGAACGATCCCTTTCCTGCCCAGGCGCACGAGGATGCGCTTGATAAGCTAACCATGCTTGTGCAGCAGGTCGATACGAAGGAT